GGAAAAAACCAATTGCATGCATACCTGGTTTTGCATCTGATGTAGACAATAAACTTGCACGTATATATTATAATGAGTTCCCGCCAGAAGCAGATTCTCCTATTGAGGCTGCCCACGGATTTAAAGAACTGCAATATGAAGCAGACAAGTATGGTCAAACAAAGATTGATACGCTTGTTTATGAAAAAGGAATGAAGCCACCTACAGCAATTTCACTTGATGTTGAAGGTAGTGAGTGGCGTGTTCTTGGTGGTGCAGAAAAAGTTATGAGAGAGTTCAGACCAAAGATCTGGCTATCTGGTCATCCAGAATTTATGATGATGTACTGGAAAGAATATTTATATGATCTAAGACAGTTTATCAAGGGTATTGGCTATAAAGAAACATTTTTAGACTACCAACATGAGGTTCATCTTTTTTATGAATCAATCTAAAATATTTTGGGATAACGCTGCGAAAGATCCAGATGTAAGGTATAAATATATTGCCGATGAGTGGGCAACTACCGAAACATTTTTGGATCTTATAAAAAACAATAACAGTGACTGGAATAATGTTTTAGAAATTGGGTGTGGAATAGGTAGATTAATAGTTCCTTTTGCAGATATGTACAAAGACTGTAATTTTTATGCAATAGACATATCTGATGAAATGATAAAACTTGCACCCAAGAGAGATAATATAAAGTATCAAGAACTTGCAGACAATCTTGATCTTGTATACTCAATGCTAGTTTTTCAACATATTGAGCACCAAGAAAAAATTAACTATGTCAAACTTGCTTATGAAAAATTAAAAGTTGGTGGTAATTTATTCTTTCAGTTTGTTATTGGAGAGGATAACTCTCCATACTCTTATCAAACTTCAAAGTCTGAAATCTACAGGATATTAAATAATGCAGGATTTAAAAACTTAATTTTTACAGAACATATGCATCCTGAATGGATGTTTGTTAGGGCTACAAAATGATTAATGCATATCTATATTCCTTTGATGAAAAAGATTGTGCTTCTGATAAGTGGGACTATGGTTTGTTAAAAGAAGTATTTGATAGGTATAAGGTAGGTCAGGTCAAGGTAACATCTATTCCAAAGGTAGATCGTGGCTTTGTTGTTGTTCCTGGACCTCAAAACCTTGGTCATGAAGAAGATGTAAATGCACAAATACAAAACCTCTCAAGACTTGTTTTATTTATTACGGGGGATGAAGAAGGTAAGTTTGATATAGGTAAGATTAATCATCCTAATGCTGAAATATGGATTCAATACCCTCACGAACAGCACAAGAACTATAATAAATTACCTATAGGTGTGCCCCAACATCTAAAGAAGTTAGTCCCTGAATATCCTTCTAAGGATAATGATTTATATTTTGGTGGTCAGATAACTCATCCAAGACGGCAGCAGTTGGCTAAGGCTATACAGAACATGCCAAATGCCCTTTTTAAGCCCACAGCAGGCTTTGCACAGGGAGATAAGCCCATAGACTACTACCGCACTCTAGCCAGTGCTAAGATTGCTCCTGCGCCTTCTGGGGCTGTTGTGATAGATTCCTTTAGATTCTTTGAGGCTATAGAAATGTTATGCCTACCGATTGCTGATAGGATAGATCCAAAGGGTAATAGCCTAGAGTTTTATAAATATGTATTTGGATATGATATACCTGTTACTCATGTATCTAATTGGTCTGAGTTACATAAGTTGGCTCCTGAGTTACTAGATCAATATCCAACAAATATGCATGATGTAGTTGCTTGGTGGATTAAATATAAAAGAGATCTGGGTATTAAAGTTATGAGGCAAGTAAATGCATAAAAGAGATATAACCATTGTAGTGGTAACCTCTATATTACCAAGTCATCCTAACACTTTTATTATTGATGAAACAATTTCTTCAATAAGATCACATTTTCCAGACAACGAAATTATCTTACAAATAGATGGATTACGTGAAGAAAGAATGTCACGTAAATCAGACTATGATGAGTATAAGAATAGAATTTTATGGAAATGTTTGCACGAATGGAATAATGTTTTGCCAATAATATTTAAAAAGCACAGTCATCAAACTACAATGATGAAAGAAACCATTGGACTTATAGATACCTCGGTAATACTTTATGTTGAAGGTGACGCTCCAATAACACCAGATTGTGAAATTGATTGGCAAAAATGTTTAGATATGTTGGAATATAAAAAGGCTAATACTATTCGTTTTCATTTTGAATCACATATCCCAGAACCACATAAACATTTAATGCTTGGTTTAGAAAATGGTTTTATGAAGACTGCACAGTGGAGTCAACGACCTCACTTAAGTACTGTAAAATATTATAAAGACGTGGTTCTACCTTTTTCTAGTGAAAAAACTTTTATTGAAGATAGGTTTCATGGTAAAGTTCAAGATGATGTTTTGCCTTATGATGAGTTTGATCAAGAGGGCTGGGACATACATAAACTTTGGATATATCATCCAGAAGGTAATATAAAAAGATCATATCATTTAGATGGTCGTGAAGGTACACAAAAATTTACTAAAGATGATGATGCTTGGGGGTATAAAGAATGAGACTTGGCATAATTGCAAGATCAGACAACACTGGATTAGGTAATCAGACAATGGAACTTGTCAAAATGCTTAACCCTGATAAAATTCTTTTAATAAATTCTCAATTTTTTAACAATAATAAACAACATCCTGAATGGTATAAGGGTTATAATGTTATTGAAACTAGAAAAGGCATGCCTAAAACAAGTGAGATAATTGAATTTCTTGAGGGCTTAGATGTAGTAATAAGTTGTGAAACCTTTTATCATTTAGAGTTAGTTGATCGTGCTAAAAAACAAGGAACCAAGACCATTCTTCAGTATAACTATGAGTTATTTGGTAACTTAGCCAACCCAGAATGGACACTACCAGACGTATTGCTTGCACCCAGTATCTGGAACTTGGATGTAGTTGTACAAAAGTTTGGCAGTAAAACAAAGGTAATGCATTTGCCACCACCAACAGATCAATCTTTATTTAATGAAGCAAGAAAAATAAATCTATCAAAAGATCATAAGCGCATACTACATATTGCTGGTAAAAAGGCTGCAAAGGATAGGAATGGAACTGATAGTGTTCTTGAAATGATTAAGTATTCTAAAGAAGATTATGAATTAGTTATTAAATCACAAACCCCACTAAATTTTGTATCCAAAGATTCAAGGGTAAAAATGGAGATAGGTGATCCAGATAATAGGCAGGATATGTATACTGGGTTTGACGCTATGGTTCTTCCTAGACGCTATGCTGGTCTTTGTTTACCTATGAATGAGGCTCTTATGAGTGCCCTGCCAGTTTTTATGACTGACATATCTCCTAATAATGCCATCCTTCCAGACAAATGGTTGGCTGAATCAAAAAAGATAGACACCTTTAAAACTAAATCTATGGTTGATGTTTATGATGCAAATCCAGATAAACTTGGTAGAATAATTGATAAGTATATTGGAAATAATAGAAAATATAAGGTAAAAGAAACTGCAGTTCAAATAGGACTAGACAACTTTTCTGTTGATAGTTTAAAGCAAAAGTATTTAGATATTATTGATGAATAAACAGAAAAGCCAGCCTATCTCTAGACTGGCTTCCTGATAGAAGATTGATTACTTCTTTGGCGCAGCCTTCTTACGTGCTGGTGCCTTTGCAGCCTTAAGAGCCTTCTCAACTTCCTTAGCATCTGGTAGTACACCAAAAGCCTTGTCATTTGGATTAATTGCTCTAATTGCTACTGGCGCAATGGCTGCAACAAGTGCTGTCCATAGATCCTTTGGATCTGTTACGCCTGCCATGTACAGTGCAAGACCTGATGCAAGTACTGAGCGACCATATGATGCTAGCATTGCCTTAGTCTTATCATTGATTATGTTATTCATTATTCCTCCTAGGATATAATTCGTGTTAGTATTGTAAAACCAATCCATAAACCAATAATTCCTGCGACTCCCGCAAAAACTGGTGGTGCTGGTACTGGCAATTTGAATGCTGCGAACACGACACCGCACCCAAAACCTGTTAATGTAGATAGTAAAACATCTTTCATTCTTTATCTCCTATATCTATATTTGGATTTGTTGGATGATCTACTGGAGTTGGGGCTGTACACAGAGCACCACAATCGTGACACTGAATGTCCAAGTGATACATTCCAACTGTATATGTTTTTGGATCAAAAGAAACTAATGCTCTAAAGAGTTCGCCACCACACTGTGGACAAATGCATGTAGGTATTCCCCTAACATCAAGCATCTTTTTTAATTGACTCCAATGGCATAAGTTTAATTAAGTCTTGATATGCTGTAAATATTTTTTTCATTCCAGGATAAAGTGGATAGGCAGAGCCTACTATTCCAAATTTATCAAAGTATTCCATCTCTGGCTCTATCTCTTTAATAAACTTATCAAGTCCAGTTTGGACTTCCTCTATGTAATCAAAAGCCCAATCACGAGAATCAGATAAAAACTTTATAAAGTTTTCTTTATGGATATCAATATCATTCTTAAACTCAAAATTGTTTTTTGCAATAAAATCCTGAAGGGATTCATGAGATATAAATAGTTTTGCAAATGCTTGATTAATCTTAGTAATTCTATAAAGGGTTACTGAATAGGCAATGGCAAAAGAAGCCGTAAGGGTTGCTAAAACTATAATAATAATGTTACTCATTTTTTGCCTTTCTGTATATTATTGTACTCTCTTGTACTAGTTTTGTCAAACTGAGCGGATCGCATGGGTTACCCAATAGTATAAACATTTATCACAGCAAGGCTTATTACTCTCACTCTTTGTATCATGATAGAACTCAGCGTAATATTCTGGATCTTTACGATACAGATTAGCCCTATGCGTAATGTTAATCCTGTTTAGGTGTGGACCATTTGAGTTAGCCCAAAAAGGCTTGTTAGTACCCCAGATATCGCCACACAAGGCTTCTAGGGCATCTATGTTAGCCTCATTCTTATCTGTCTTAATACCCCTTAGTTTAGCCTCTGAGATCATTGTCTTGGCATATGTTCGTAATGAATATTCAGCATTCTTCCACATCAAAACTGCGGGATGGTTTCTCCAAGCACCTGAAGGTGATTGACCAGATAAGACTTTAAGAATTTGATAAGCCTCAAGTATCTGTTTATTTAAACGCTTATTATCCAAAGACTCTGCAGACTCTCTATAATTTTGATATGGTAAAAATGTTTGCATTATTTTAATGCCTCTCTAGTAACCAATACAATCGCCCCTTCCATCTCTAAAGCCTTTTTGATCTGAACAACATATTGTAATGCTTGGATCTTTTCATCATGAACCATAGTTACAAAATGCCTCTCATCTAATTTTATAGTAAGAAAGGCATCATTGTCAAGAATTTGTACCTTAAATCCTTTTGGAGGAGTTATAGAATGAAAGGCTCTACGCATAGAATCTGTATACATTATTTATCCATTGTTAAAGATTGCCAAGTTTCTGCCCAATCTTTTTTAGTTCTGTGATTGTTGAATTCTCTAGATATTTCTCCACCTTCAAGATATATACCACCCCAAATTCCCCATTCTTTTCCAGAAACACCATTAGCAAAACATGTCTTTCTTACTGGACATGTGTTACAAATAGAGTCTACCGCTAATCTAAGCGTTGGCTCTTCTTCATATTTATCAAAAAATATATCAGTATCAAGACCTAAACACTCAGCATCGTCTTTCCAGATGTGCTGTTTCATGTTTACATCCTGTATTTGTTTGGAATATCCCAGCCATTTCGATCAAGTTTAAATACTCGTTGTGTGTACCACTGACCATTGACTCTTACACCGTTTACAGCAGTCCTGCCCATATCGGTTTTGTTGCGTTCAGCAACATCCCAACCAACCCATTCTAAGGATTTGTTTGATGCAACAATTTTTTCCATTTTTTCTAATTTATTGATTATCATCTTGTTCTTTCTGTTAGTAACGGAAAATTCCAACTTCAATATTCTTTAATTCAGCAGAAGCAACTAATCTTGAATTTGGTTGCTTAGGTTTGCTAAGAAACGCAAAGTAATTTACTTGCTCTAGATTTTCTTCAAGCCAGGCTGAAGCAACTTTGTAAAACTTAATTTTACGACCTCTTGCTTTCATCCCACGCTCTGAAAGATTTGAAAACTCTGAAACAAAAGAATTAATACGAGCAGGTCCAACAGAATAGATTACGAACTCTTTATCTTCTTCTGGCATTGTGGAAAGTGCAACCCCCATGGCACGAATGAAGATGTTGTAATCATCAAAGTCACTCGTTCCCTGCACTGCTACTATCATTTTTTTTTCCATTCTTTAGGCTATCCAATATGAATAGCATCTTGTCTAAGTCTCTTCTTGACATACTGTTTGTATCAACTGGTTCTGCTGTTTCAGGAACTACTTCTCCATCAACTGCTTCTGCAACATAAAATATGTTTTCTGATACCCAGTATGCTAGGTTTCCCATAACAATAACCTTAATCATATCCTTTTCTTTGCGCTTTGTCAACTGAGAAGGAGGTTTTTCGTTATTATTTATGTTCAATGAGAAAAAATATTTCAATAGATCGTGTATGTCGCTTTGACTATACAAGGTCTTTGAAAAACCTTTTCTAGCATTTTTCCTTATTACTCTAAGTATAAACCAACTGGCTATGGATGTCAAGCCCACAATAAGGATATATTCCATATTTTCCTTTACGAATCAGGCTTTGACTTTTTATCTATAACAGTTTTAATTGCTGGCTTAGAATCCTCTATATTTTTAAGAGAGATTATATTATTTAACTTTAGTTGAGTTTGTAATAGACTAAACTCTAAATCTGAAGACTTTTGCCTATAGAAATTAACTAACTGTTTTAATTCCTCAATACCAATTTCATTCATAGTTCTACCCCTTTCTAAAACTAAATGCGCTTCCTACCCATGCTTTTTCTGTTTTATTTTTTTCTCTATTAACTATAGCACGACTCCAGGCAAAACCTGCATCTCCGCCCCAAGCGTCCCACATAATTCTTCCATTAGATGGAAAGTCTGGACCATCAAAGAAACCTTTACCCTTTTTATCTACTTCATGACGAGAAAAGAAAGAAAACATTCTTTTAACAGTACTAAGAGACATTGCTGATCCATTAACAATATCTGTTGCTCTGCCCCAGCCAACTGGAGTTCCAGCACCTGTTGCCTTGCCATCTTCTTTCCATTTTAAAGCACGTCTTGCAGCAGCCTTCATTCCAGCATTAGGTGAGTATGTATCAGCCATTACTTATCCTTTTTTAGATGTTTTACTTGATATGGACCAAGAATAGATTTGACTGTACCGTTTTTATTCATGCGAACAATCATTCCATTTTTGATTTGTGTTGGATTAAAAGATTGTGCTTTTCTTTTTGGCATTACTTTATTAATCCTTTCGGATCAAAAGATCCATCCCAAATACTCTTTGTTGTAGACTGTGAATCTGACTTATATGTTCCACCACGACGCTTATATTCTTGTACTACCCAAGAGTTTGCAACTGCAGAAGGATAAACATCAAACTTATCTTTTGCTGCCTGCACTACTCTTGCATATAACTTTGGGTTTGCTGGTGTTGAACCACCACTACGTGGTTGAATCATTTCACCGTAGTTAGGCTTTTTTGCTTTATCTATATAATTTTCTTCAAATTCCATATCTGAGTCTTCTTCCATTGAGTGGCTTTCCATATCAACAACTTCAGCATCATTATGCATCATGCCAATACTATATGCAGTTGGCTCCCAGCCATCTTCTTCTTCTTTGTATATTCTTACAGACATTGCAGGATTTTCTGGAGGCATAGACTCAAGTGCATATTCTGATCCAGGAGTTCCTAATGTTCCACCCTCCGTCATAATATGTTCTACCATACCATGGATCATTCCTTCTTTAGTCATGCCCATAACAAAGTCACCCTCTTTTATAACATGCATTGACTTGTCAACGTTGCCTTCTGAACGATTTATTGCGTAAATCTGTGCAGCGGCTTCTGCCCTTGTTGTATGGCATCCCATGACTTCATTGGTACCCTCTTTTAATGCTGGGTATCCAGAACATCCGAACGAGCCTTTGGCTCCAACTCTATATGGCATTAGTATCCTCCTAGACCTATCTACTGATTATATCAGACTTTGCGCTGTAGCAGTCTAATGATTTCAAAAAGAGACCATCGTTCTTGCTTAGATAAGCACTTTACTTCTTCTTTATCTAAAGCCTTTGGCGTGATTGTAATTATTGGATCTTTAACAAATAGGTCTAGATTTAAAAATCCTTTTTCCCATAGGTTCATTACCTCAGAATTAACACCTTTTATGTGCTCGTCATATAAATCTGGCATAAGTTCTTGTATTTTAGGAGTAAAAGAATACAACATTTCTCCTGTATCTTCATCTAAAGCAGCAACCTCAAGACCACCCTTAAGAATAAGATCATCTATAATTTTATCTTCTTCGCTATCCATTTATAAAATCCTCAAGTTGTTCTCTAGTCTTAGCACCATTAATACGACGTAATTCCTGTCCATCCTCAATAAGGATAAAGGTAGGTATTGCCTTAATCTCAAACTTTCTACAGAGTTCGCCGTTATCATCAGCGTCAATAAATTGAATTTTAACGATCCCATCCCTATTTAAATCCTCTGCAATAGGGCGAACACGCTTACACGGATTACACCATTCTGCAGTAAAGTAAAGAATGTGTCTCATTATTTACCAGATTTTGCTCTAGCCTTTTTAAGTTCTTCAAAATCTTTTACCTTGGTATCTCCAAGATATCCCCAGGCGTATCCATCATTAATCATCATATCATTTAAAGATACTGTGTCTCCATTAATATAAACCCAGCCTAAAATGCGACCATACTTTTCAGATGAGTCCATCTTTTCTGTCTTAATAATTACAGACTTAGCGTCTTTAAGATGTTTTTTTAAATATTCTTTAGACTCAAGACCAAGAGCCTTTTCTTTAAGATCTTTTGTGCGTGATTCAGGAGTGTCAATGCCAGCCAACCTTACACGGGATTGAAATAGGATATCAAACCCTAAGTCAATAAGGACATCGATGGTATCTCCATCTACTACATTCTCTACTTTTCTTACATAATATTCATACATTAATAATCTTTACCTTTCGCTTTGTTTTCAACAAGTTTTTCACGCTCATCAACAATAGTAAGCATAAATGCCATCATCTTAGCGTATCCTTCGGGATTATCCATAATCTTATTATAGTGATGACCACAGAACATTAGATCACCATTTAAACCAGTCACCTTAACAAGGGCTTCTGCTGCACAGTTATCACAACGGTCAGTTGCTTTAAGAACCCAATCTTTTTCTACAACTTCTTCAGTAATCATTGTATTCATAGTATACCGCTACTTTCTATTGTCAGTTTTATAAAACCCAGAACCGTTAAATATTGCCTCTACTACTGAGTATACACGTTCCAATGGTAGAGTGCAAGTTTCACATTCATACCCTGGATCGTCTTCTTTTATAGACCTTTGTTTTATGATAACCTCTTCACAGTTTCCTGTGCATTTGTATTCATAAACAGGCATTACTTACCTCTTAATGCCTTTAGTGTTGCCTGATCAACAATTCCAGTTATTGGAAGAGAAGACTTCTTTTGAAAAGCCTTAACTGTTTTTTCAGTGCCTGGACCAAAGTCTCCATCAGCATTTATTCCAAGAAGTGCTTGTATCTTAGATACTGCTTCACCCTTAGAGCCTACTTTAAATGGCTTAAACTCTTTCTTTTCTACAACAACAGAAGTTTTATTTGTAACAGATTCTGCTGGTATTACTGAAGATCCTTTTGAAAGCAATGCTAGATTTTCTTCCCCAACATAAACTGGACGACCCCAACCAACCACTGCATTAAGAAGACCCTTTTTGTTTTTTACATATGCACGAGTTTTTTCTACGCACATTCCGCCGTTGCGCTGGTCTCCCTTTGCAGTTCCAGATGTATTTCCTTCAATAACTTGAATTGTTCCATCACCATTATTTTTAATACAAAGACCAACATGTGAAATACGATTTACGCCATCATCTGGGAAATCAAAATAAATCCAGTCTCCTGGAGTTGGATCATCATTACGAGCATCTGCCCAACGGTTATTTTTCTTAAACCAATCTGCTGCTGCTACTGTTGATGCACTCTTTGGATATTTCTTTGGATCTAGTCCAGATGTAAATGCACACCAAGAAACAAATGATTGGCACCATGGAAGAAAGTTTGCACCAGTCCACTTTCCATACTTTGTTTCATTATCTTTTGGACCTTCAATAGTTCCTACTTCTGCTTTTGCAATCTCTATGATTGCTGCTAACGAGCCTTTTGCTGCCATTGGGTTCCTCCTGTTTGTTGGCTATATATTAATTATAGCATTATGCACTCTTGTTTGTCAACCTGTTGTGGGTTCTTACTCTGTGGCAGTTAGCACAAACTACTTCACA